GCCAGCCAGCGCCTTGTGTCCACTCTCAGCTTGGCCACTTGCGCCTCTTGAGGCGTGGCAGAGTCTGCAATTTCCAGCGTCTGCTCTGCTAAACTTCTCCCACCTCGCGTGCGTGCGCGTGCGAGGAGCTCCCCCCGCTTGGCATCTCTTTCGACCCATTTGTAGAAACCGCCAATGCTTATCTCCAAAGACTTAATCACTGAATCGATGGTCTTCCCCTGTGAGATGTGGTCAAAGACCATGGCTTCACCACCAAAGGCGTGAATTTTCTTATTGATGCTGCTCATCTCTTTGCGCTCGATTGCAGCCTGGTCACGCAATGTGAGCTGACGCTCGACAATGTTGTCAGCAAGCTCACTCAATGTTGCTGCACTCTTTTTTGGCTTGGCCATTCAAATACCCTTCAATGATTTTGATTGCATCTGGCGCTGATCTTGAGACCAGGCACAGATATCCTTTTGCGTTTAACTGCAAACCCACAGCGCTTTGTTTGCTTGACACCACTCCGGCCTTGGTCTTCATCTCAATGAAAAGCCCGTGAAAGCCATTTTTAGGCTCTAAGACGCACAGATCAGGCATCCCTGCTAAAACCCCTTCAGAATGCAATCTGACGCGCTCTGAAGCGCTTCTATCGCCTCCATTGGGTATTGCTGCAATGATGATCTCCGGATAGAACGCACGAATGTGTTGCACCACTTTGACTTGGTCAATGTGTTCAATGCTTTTGCGCTTGCGCTTTATGTCAACCACCATGCCTCGGATTCTACTGCCGATGGCTTGGCTTGAAACAAATGACATCGGTGTTTGATATCGGTCGGGAATGTGGCCAGTCCGGTTTGGCTGCACTGATGTTCGGACCATGTGATGGTTGCCCATCCATTCCGAATCTTTGCCTGGTCAAACATCCACTGCAATGGCTTTGAGTTGACCTTTCTGTGCCTCTCCATCTGTTCGGCTGGCATGGACTGCTTCATGTCCACTTCTACCGCCTTACTGCACTGGTGGCAGAAAACCCTCTCATCTTCGACCCATTTATCAGATTGTGGATAACCTGTGGATAACTGCTCAACTTGTTGGACCATCTAAAACCTCCAAAAATCGTTAAAAGTAAAGCGGTATGGACAAAGGAAATCTACCGCTTTACCGCTTTACTTTTCACCATCACAAAACTGACCAGATTGGCCTGTGGATAAGTGGGTCTACGACCCCCACTTATACCAACAGACCTGCCTTTATCTAAACAGGTATACCGCTTTACTACCTGTTTACTACCTGTTTACCGCTTTACTTTATTTGAACCCACCCAGTGCCTGCTTGGTCCTGACAGAAGCGCTGGAATATGGCCGCACCAACTGCCCGTCTGGCATAGCTTTGGTCTGCCATTGGCACGGCCTGATAGATGTCAGCCCACTCCAGCTGGTGCATTGATTGCAGTTCTTTTGGGACACTTGGCCTGCCAGAGCCTCTGCGCATAATCACCGCGCCTTTGGCATTGATGATCGACTGGACAAAGTTGCAGGCAGCGTCTGCTGCATCTTGGACTTGCTGCTGTCTTTTATCGCTCTGCCTGTCGTTGGCTGCCTGTCTTCGGTCTTCTTCCGATGACATGGCTGGCACGACCAGAAGCACCATTTGCTCTTGGATATCCCCGTCTTCATCAAGCACAGTGTCGGCAAAGACATCTGAGTTGAATTTGATTTCTCTGAAGTTGGGCTGATAACGGGTCTTGACCAGGCGCATATAGCGGGTCTTGGTCTCATCTTCAAACAAGACTCCGGTCAGGGTTGCATCGCCTGTGAATGCAGAAGCTCCACGGGCCGTGGCATCTGAGTCTGACTTTGATATTGTTTTGTTTGTGTGGGTAATGATGCAGACTGGCGTGTCCAGTTGGATATAGATTGTTTGTTTTAGGGCTGCAATATATGCACCGACTTCTGAGTTGTCATTCTCATTATCAATATCCATTGTCGCGTTGGCAGTATCAAGCACCAATAATGGCCGGACATTATCTATTGTGTGGTGAATCACATTATGTGCAAGCATCAATAAATCTTTCACATTAGACCGCTTGGCATCAATGATGACAAACCAATCTGATAATGAGGCAGCACTAATCCCGTAATGCCGTGCATAGCCTGTCAGAGTTCTTTCGACTTGGTCCGAGTCTTCAGTGACTATGATTGTTTTGCGTTTCTTGGTGGCCGTGAGTTCGCAGTCTTTGGCCTTGAGTCCGGCCATAACCATGCACAGACTGATGACTGCTGTGGTCTTGCCAATGCCAGGCTGACCAGCCAGCACCATGAAACTATGCGCCCAGAAGCCCTTGACCATGTAGCGAATGGGTTTGATCTGGCCAATGGTCAGTGTTCGCTCTGGCCAGCCTTTGGTCTCTTCCACGGCCACTGGTGCATCACCTTGGGCCTGACTGATCACCGCGGCAAAGTCTTCCACCGCTGATTTGCGCTCGGCCTGCTTAGTTGGAGCTTCCCACCCACAATCTTTGGCGTGTTTAAAAAGTGTGCCAATACCAACACCTTTGCCCTGGTGAAAGCTCTTCCAGTGGACTTCAATGTCTTTTGTGCCTTCGTATTTGCTCCCACCTTGGGACCATGTATCCCATAAGCTACAACCTTGCTCTCCAAATTCTGAATGCAGAGCCTGACCGATCTCAATCCACTGGTCATAGTCACAGTCTGGGGAAATGTGCTGCAAAGCCTGCACGGCCTTGGCCATTTCATCTGGCGCGCCTTTGGACAACATGGCCGTGAAATCAAATGATTGGCTCGGTGGTGCAGGCTTTGGCTCTTGCAGCTGGTGCTGCTCGATGATCCCCCAGTCCATTAACAATTCATGCAAATTGACTGCTTCTTGGAATTCACCGACCACCGCATTGCCAGAAAGTAGCACTGACTTTCCGGCACTGTTTGGTAGGCCAAAGACTTCAAGCTCTTGGCCACCGCCCAGCTTGTATTTCGGCAGCACAAGGTCAGCTTCTTTGGGTGGTTGGACCCATAAGAAGACATGACGGCCACGGCCTGAGACAGAAACCTCGGTCAGCATCTTCTTTTGCTTGACATACTTGGCCATGCGCTGGATGGCCACATTGGTCGGGCCACTAGCGTGTTTCATGTCCACATCAAGGCAAACCAAATAGTTCCCTGATGCGCTGATGATCGGGCGCTGCTGGACTAGGCCAAGGTACTGGCCATGAGGCGCTTGCTCCATGGTCCAGACATCTTCAGAGTTGTAGAGATCGCTTGGGTCTGTATCCCGTGCCACACCTTGGCCAGATCGCTTGTAAGGGATTTTCTTATTGCCTTGCAGGGCAAAGGTACAGAAGACCGCATCGGGGGCGACAGCACCTATTTTGCAGGCGACAGACTGGGACTGAGAGAACGTGTCGTTTTGGGGTGTTTCAGTTATGATTGACACTGAAATTCCTTTAGTTGGGGGTTTCATTTGTAAGTTGCCATGAGAGATTGACCTTTGACCTGGCAGTGTTAACGCGCTGTCAGGTCTTTTCTTTGGCAGGGGATGTGATTCTATTCCTTCGCCTTGACAAGACTTGGCGCAGCCACCTTCTCACCGACTAGGTCTTCGGACACTTCGACACCGAGTTTTAAGACAGCGCTGGGGCTTTTAAGTTCCCAGACCTTTAGGTTGTCTTTGAATGCTTCCATGACCAGCGCCTCGTCTTTCCAAAATTTTGTCTTACGGCCTGCGCGCATGGCCCAGCCAGTGATTGCTTGGCCATTGGTCAATTGATCTTTGGCAGCAGACTGCACTGCATCGGCCCATGCAGCCACCAGAGCCGCGTTATCCAGCATCTCTGGGGTAACAGTCATGTCAGGCTTGAAATCGTTTCTAGCGACCTCTTGGACCTTCTCACGCATGGATGGGCAAATGGTCTTGGCCTTGCAGTATCGGCAGGCATCGGGGCTTGGGTTTGTGGGTGCATCGCCTGTGAGCGCCAGCTCGGCTGCTGACTTGAGTCTTTCACCATGTAAATTTAAATAATTGCCGGACACTGTCCACTTACTGTGGCCAACCCGCGGCTGGAATATATGCATGGTGCATTCGATGGTGCTTGGCGCTTTGAGTTGGCGCATTGCTCCTAATGCATAGGTCAGCAGCTGCTTGTTGTCTTGGGCATCCACAGCGACTCGGCCAGTCTTCAAATCAATGACATGAAGATGGTTTCCATCGACCAAGATGGCATCGGCAGTGCCACCAAGTGCTGGGTGCAGGGACTTTAAGCCTTCGTCTAGGTTGACCTCGATCAGCTTTTTGCGCGGATTCTCGACCAGAGTGTTGACAAAGTTGGCATAGCCTTGGGCCATTGAAAGATGGTCCGGATCAGTTCCGGTTGGTATCTCACCACCGCGCAGAATGATCTCAGAGAGTTCATGAATCGCTGTGCCAATGGCAGCGGCTTCGCCTGCTGGCTCGTAAGGCATGAGGGATTCAAGCCTGTATGAGCCAGGGCAAGACATGAAGCGGTCTGTTCTGGATGCTGAGAGTCGGGCGTGTTTACGGGTTTCATGTTGCATGGTTTCTCCTGGTTAAATAATTTGACTGACCACATTCAGCTTCTTTAAGACCTTGGCCAAGACTGTATGGTCCAAGCTGGCCTTGATGGTCAGAATGTAGATGACGGGTGGGATGCCTGACTTGTTGATGTTTTCCACTCGGCTTGATGCCTGCTCCAGTGCTGAAGTGGACCAAGTGCATTCAACAAAGACAATCGTGTCGGCAGCGGATAGGTCCACACCTTCAGACATGGCGGCAATATTGCCAATGATGCATTTGGTCTGGCCAGACTGAAAGTCTTTGAGTGCCTGGTCGCGCTTGGCCCGTGATGTATCACCCACCACAATGACGGGTTTGTGGGTTTTGAGTTCATCTTGCAGGGCTTGGACCACATCCTTGTGATGCGCAAATACCACAACTGGCTCATCGGCCTGGAGCAAGTCATCGATGAATTCACTTGCAGCCTTGACCTTGCGCATTCCAGCCTCGCGCATAACCTCGGCCAGACCCTCAAATGCCAGCAAGGCATTGGGGTTTGCCATCAAGGCATCGGCATCAAAACTTTGCTCGCGTTTGTCATTGGGTAGGTCAAAGGTGATCAGGCTGACTTGTGGCTCTTTGTAGTCTTTGAAAATGGCTTCTTTCTTTCTGCGCATGACATGGGGTTTCATCATGTCTTTGAGTTCAACCAGGTTAGATGCGCCACTGGTGTCCAAGCCCCATGGCGCGACCCACATCTTTGCGTAACGGCCTGCAAAGTCGTACCAGCCGCCCCGATAAATGCCAAGGCCGTGCAAGATGGGCCACAGCTCGATGGGCCTGTTTGGGATGGGTGTGCCAGACAATGCATAAACAAAGGAAATCTTCTTCATGGCCAGCATGGCCGCCTTGGTCCTTTGGGCTTTTGGATTCTTAATTCTGTGGCACTCATCCAAAACTAGAGTGTTATATCTGTCCAAATCTGTTTGTGCATATTGCAAAACATCGTAGTTGATGATGGTGATATCTGCACTGTTTACCTCTGAAGCCTCGCGTTTTCCATTGACCACATGGACCGAGACGTTGGGCGCCAGCCTAGCAAAGGCAGACTCCCAGACTGTCTTGGCAATGGCTGGGCAAACGATCAGTGCGGGTAGGTTTTCAAGTGCAGCAGCTGCTGTGGGTAGCGTCTTACCAACCCGTGGCTGGTCGGCCAGTATGGCCCTGCGCCTGGACAGCAAGAAGAGCTTGGCCTCTTGCTGATGGGGGAATAGTTGCATTTCGGTTTCCTCGTTTTAAGTTGTTGCGATCATATCTGCATTTGTGCTAAAGTGCAATTTCTGCAAACGCAGAAAACGATAAATCGTTAAACCTCGTAAACCCTTAAAAGGAAAAAACCATGTCTACCAGAGTCGTAACCGGAAAAGTTCGTTTCTCATACTTCAGCGCTTTGACTGCGCGTAAGAATGAAATGAACGGGAAAGAAGAGTTCTCAACGCAAGTGCTTGTCCCAAAAACAGACACCGAGACAGTG